TAGAGAGCTAGAAATTAGAAAACTGAGGGAAGAGTATATTGATCTGGTGACTACTGGTGTACATGGAAATAGAGAAAGGTTAGTTGAAATATTAGACGCGGTTAACGTTTTAAAAAATACATCTATATCAAAAGAAGAGGTTTTCACACATAAATGCCCGACCATGGACTGTAGGGGATTCTTGTCACCTTCGTGGGAATGTGCAATTTGTAACAAAACATTTTGTCAAAATTGTCTGGAAGAAACCAACGAGGGTCATACATGTAACGAAGAGTTGGTCAAAACGATAAAACTACTGAAAAGGGATACCCGCCCCTGTCCAAAGTGTGGTGTACATATCCACAAATTGAGTGGTTGTTCACAAATGTGGTGTACCCAATGCCAAACGACATTTGATTGGAGTACTGGTATTATTGAAACTGGTAGGGTTCATAATCCCCATTATTTCGAGTTCAAGAAAAGATCCCGTGAATTGTCGGATATACCATGTGGAGGGAGACCTTCCTTACAGGAACTGGTGGATAAGGGTGCTTCTCAAACTATTATAGATATTTTCAAAATTTTAGAGAGAAACGATTCACTCATTTTGTATAGATATGACAATAACTGGGATGCTGATAATAGATTTTTAAGAATGGGCTATTTATTAAATTATATATCTGGGGATGAATTAAAGATAGAAGTTCAACAGAGGGAAAAACTTAGGGAAAAATATAGGGAAACTAGGGATCTTTATCAGATGTTTAACGATACGGTTGGTGACTTACTTAGACAATATGTAGTAAACTCTATCGATATAGTAGATGATGTAAAAAAACTCATTGAATATTCTAACACTGTCATTATAAGGATAAGATATAGATATAATTCATTAATCCCTAACAATATTATATTGTTAGATACTAGATGATACTATTGACAGTTATTTTGATTTTTATTTTGATACTCATTGTTTTTAGACCAAAGTATATGGACCCAATAGTTATAAAAAACTTTTTGGACGAAGAAACATGTGATTATATTATTAATGTTTCTGAACCCCAATTGCAGCCATCAACCGTTGACAAAGACAGGCGAATAGATCAGAATATAAGAATAAGTGATACAGTATGGTTACCACATGAAGATTCGGTCGTTAAAAATGTTTTAGAAAAATGTCAATTTCTTCATGGTAAAAAAATAGAAAACTGTGAGAAACTTCAGGTATTAAGATACAAACCCGGGGGTTTTTACAAACCCCATCAAGACGTTTTTGTGAGTGACAGTAATAAACGTATATACACTTGTATATTAGCTCTCAACGATGACTATGTTGGTGGTGAGACCGTTTTCCCTAACATTAATAAAAAGTTTAAACTCTCAAAGGGGGATCTCCTCTTTTTCCCAACCCTAGATACATGGGGCTTCATGACCCCAAAAGCTTTGCATGGAGGTGAACCTGTAATTGAAGGTGAAAAGTGGATATGTAATATCTGGACGAGAAAGTATACTTATCAATTAAAGAAGTAATCCTACATATAAACAATGTACAAGTACAGAATTGCAGCCATTGAAAAGATTGTAGACGGTGATACTGTGGACGTGCTGATTGATTTGGGTTTTGATGTCATGACGAGGCAGCGGGTTAGATTGTTGGGTATAGACACACCGGAATCGCGCACATCTGATAAAATTGAAAAGGTGTATGGTAAAATCTCGAAAAAGCATTTGAGTGACTGGTGTACAAAAGCTGTTGTGAGTGATAAGGATGATATTGAAATTGAGCTACGAACCCAAGAGGCGAATAGTCGTGGGAAGTTTGGTAGGGTTTTGGGGGAGTTGTGGGTGAGTGAAGATGGTAATTGGACGAATGTTAATCAGTGGATGATTGATAATGGGTATGCTGTAAATTACACGGGGCAAAACAAGGCACTTGTTCAAGAGGAACACATCAATAATCGTAGGAAATTGGCTGCCAGTGGGGAACAAGAACTTTTACTTCCATGATCTCACAGTTAAATTAATTCTTCTAAGATTTTTATATTTTTTTGCCATTGATTTTTTCATACCATGTTTATACTCTTTTTGCATACCCCCTAACATGACGAGTAAATCCCCGTGGTCTAACATGTGTTCTTCTAGCATATTACCGTTAAAATCGTATATTTGAAATCCCCTAGGATTACCCGGTTCCGATAAAAATGTATAACTGTAAATATTTTTATCGGCATTCATTTGTTTTTCGTTGTCGGAATGTGGTTGCAACCCCGCGGTTCCATCTGGATAAAAATTAGCGTGAATGACACTGTATGATGGATCATGTTCAAACAATTTGAATATTTTTTTTATTACACTCGGTAATTCACCTTTATATGGTTCGGATACCTGACCAGCGAACTTATATGAATCTTTACCAAATGTACATTGTTTTCTTTTTATATTAAACTTTTTGTTCAATGGGTTGGGGGTATAATCTATATGATTCCATACATCCCACAGTTCCTCAAACTCTGTGGGATTTATAGGCATGAATGCTTTGTGAATTTCGATTGGTACACTCATTTTTATTATTCCGATGTATCCATCCGTCTTAGGTTCGAAATAACATCGTATAAGGAAATATTCTGACTTTTTTTAGCATGGAACACGTGACCAATTTTACTGAGGTTAACGACGTGGAGATGTAAACTATTTACAGTGTTTTTGGGGTAACAGTGAAAGTAAAGTCCATATCGCCGCCACCCTCTGTGCATTATGTATGTTTCTGCAGCGAGAAGGAGTCTCGCCAGGAAAATGAGATCTTGGGAAAGAATAATCGGTAAGATATTAAACTTTCTCCAGTCTAAATCTATAGTTGTTATAAACACATGACCAGGACCATTTTTGTCAGGTCCAGCCATGGAAGCGGTTAAATCATTTGGATTATTCCAATTTGCATCACGCTCAGGGAGATTGTGACATACCATAAACTCGTCTTTGTACATCCCTAATCCAGATTGATCAACAGGGTTTGGCATTTCACCACACGCCAATCTCGCAAAAACATTCATTGGCTTCAACCCAGTTGTAAGCATGAGATCATCGCCTATGTATCCATGAAACTTGAGATTTTTGAAAATAGTTTCTATTTCTCCAGTTTCATGGATATGTCGTACATAACGTACAAGATTGTTTATATCAGACAGGTTTTTGGCATCCGCCACGTTGTTGACAGGTTTGACTTGACAGTTTCCCATTTTAGATATATTATTTACCTTTTGTTTAATTCACTTAGGTGTCAGATAGCATGAAGGACATTCATCTTATCTGATCCTAATGGGGCTCGAACCCATGACATCGGCGTTGCCTAAAAGGGTGTGACCCCTTTAATATATACTATGTATAAGCACCGCGCTCTAACCAACTGAGCTATAGGATCCTATACAATATATTATTGTATATTCTTTAATTATATTAAAGCTACTAAACCTAAAATAATAAATGGTAGATATTCAAGAATATGCTAACCGGGTTTATAAATCCCTGGGTCCAGGGTTTAATGAGTGTGTATATCACAATGCTATGGAAGTTTTGTTACGAAAGAATAATATTTCGTATGAAACGGAGCGCATAGTACCCATATTATTTGAAGGTCATACCATAGGTAATCTGAGAGCTGATATTATTATCGACGGTCGAATAGTTGTGGAGTTGAAGGCTGTGAAGGCTCTGACTGATACAATGACGTGTCAAGCGAAAAACTACTTGAAACTTCTTCATCTTCGTCAGGCGTATCTTGTGAACTTTCCCCAACAATCTCCGCCTCTTGGGGCTGATCTTGAGGCTGAGGTGAAACATATTGTGCTAGAACAAGGAGAGGAAGAAGCTGTCTCCATTGGGTCAGTGATCTGTGATAGTAACCCTCGGGATCCATCATCCCCTCAGTGATTATTTCGTTTATTTTTTCTGTGTGAAACTTGATTTCCTCGAGAAGAAATTGCTGGTACATATCCATTTTATGAGTGTATATTTTAAATAGTTGCTATATACTCCCAACGTAAATCTTTACAGATTTTTTTCCAAATGACGTCTTGTTGATGTAATTTTTCTTTTGACTTAAGTAGCGGAAAGTATTTTAGATATTCATCTTCACCCAATAATTCACAAAACTTGTAAAGAACATACGAGTAACTTAAAAAGTTTTTTCTTTCATTGGGACAGTTATCGTCAAATGGTTTTTGGATATCCTTAAACATGATACGTAACCTTTCCTCTAACTCCTCGGGTATTTTAGGTGGCTGTATCCCACTCAAAATATTTGTGATGTAAGGTACATGTTCATAATACTTATTTAATTTCAATTTTTTCAAGAGACCTCTCACTTTCGCATGTGTAATTTCTTGAACATTTTTGATCTTAATTTTTTTGAACTCATTTCTCAACTGTTCTAAAACTTCCGGGGGTATGGTAGTCATCTCTTGTGCTTGAAATTGTGAAAGCCACTCGTTAAAATGATTTTCTCTCTTGTACGAATAGTTCATTATTTTTTCAGATGTCTCGTGTTCCTCCCTAAATGTAAGTTCGTCACTTAATAGGGTGCCTACTACCCTTCCACAGTCACCACATGTGAGTTCATCTATTTCTGTAAAATGAAATAAATTACTTGTTACACAGACAGGACATTTATCAACTTGTTTTTCGATTATTCTTTCTAGATTTTTATTTTCAACATCTATGAGATAGTCTGTAAATATATCCTTTTTTTGAGGACCTATTTTTTCTTTACAGTTGAATACATTGTCCATTGTTATCTCGTTGGTGACATCCTCAGTATACTGTTTCATATATGGCATACATTTCATGATATATTCCGACATCTCACGTTCATATGTGTTTTTATTTTTTGGTTTTTTTTCTATTTTCTCTAACCATTCAGATATTTTATTATTATATCTACTTAAAAAATTACCTTCCATAATTACATAATGAGATTTATTCGCAATCTTTTAATTAATATAATTTCAAAAGCCAGAGATATTTTTTCAGTTAAAGACTATACAATAGTGGAAAAATCTATAGAATATAAAATTAACCAAAATAAAAACTTTGAAATTGATGATGAATATTGGGAAAAAGAGTATGATAATTGGGAAGAGGGTGTAGATTGGTACTTCGATGATTCGGGTAAGTATCGAAGTACCAAGGTTCCTGAAAATATTGAAAAGATAATAATAAGAATAAAATATTGGTGTAATAATCGTATATACAAGTACATCACGAACGATATTAATCACCCTTGGCCACCCAAGGAACCCGAAGGTATCAATGTATATATACCTCTCACGAGTGCTAGACTTATGGATCACGATGATAAACCCATAAAGGATCTCATGAATAAAATTGAAAAATATGGGGGACCCCGCAAAGACTTTCACGGTGAAAATGTTAAGATTGCGGATGTTTTATATTATACAGAGGATGACATTCCCCCGCGTATTAAAATAACAAATA